TGCGGTTGCGGTTCGCGTTGTTGTTGCCCAGGTTGCGGTTGCGGTTGCGGTTCGCGTTGTTGTTGCCCAGGTTGCGGTTGCGGTTGCGGTTCGCGTTGTTGTTGCCCAAGTTGCGGTTACGGTTCGCGTTGTTGTTGCCCGGGGTGCGGTTGCGGTTCGCGTTGTTGGTGTTGTTGTTTCCCTTATTGTTGCCGTTCCCTGAGTTGCTGTTGTTCTCCAGGTTCTTCTTCTTCACCGCCGTGTTGGTCGAGTTCGCCGAGTTGTTTTTCTTATCAGGCGTGGTGAACCTGTTGATCACACCGCTTAAGAACCCCTTGTTCTCGGCGACCGCCTTAGCGGCCAAAATACGCTTCTTGGTAATCTTGACGGGTTCGGCGATCTTCAGTCTCTTCAACCTGGTCTTGATCGCCTCGACCAGATCAGCCTTGGACCTGTCGTCGACTTTCAGGTTCTTGTCCAGTTTACGGGCGATCCTCTGGATCCTGGGAAGGGTCGTGCCTTCGTCGAAGAGACGTTCGAAATCCCTCGCCGTCAGGGGACTTTTACGATCGGTCATGTATTTCCGCGACCGGTTGAGTAGCATCGGCGGTAGGGGTAACCGCCCAGCCTGAATATTTTTGCGCACCGCGCATATCTGTTCCTTTGTCAGTCTAAGGTTCTTTCCGGTGTTGAGCTTAATCAGCTCCCGGAGACTATTGATGTCGGCGTCGGGATCGCATGCATCCATATATAATAAACTGACAAAAAAAGTATCAGGTCGAGTATCCTATGTTGTATAATTTAATCTTTTCCTCGTACGTCATGGTAAAGTCGAATATGTTTACATCTCCTAACTTGATGTCGATCTCCTTGATCGGCCTGTCGTAGCACACCCGATTCGAAAGCGCGGACCTGACGAGTGATTCCACGAATTCCCTGGGCGTATCGATGTCATCCTGGTAAATTTGGTTCGTCGTTATTTTCATGCACGTGATCTCGTGGGGTTTCTTATCCAGGAACGGGGTCAGGGGGTACTCCTCCTTGGTCCCGCCGTCCACGTACGTCTTCCCCGCGTACTTCCCACACGAGAATATGAACGGAACCGCCATGCTCATGCACACCGCATCGATCACCTTCATATCCGGGTGTGTGTCCCTCGAAAAATACACCGTCTCCGAGGAGTTGAGACAAAACGCAGAGACGTAAATCTTCATCTCGACATCGGCGAACGTCGGATCGGATCGACAGATCTCGACCAACTTCTTACGTATGGGGTGCATATCGACGAACCCGAACTTGGTGAAAAACGAACTCAACTTAATTTTGAAAAAGTCGGCGATGTTGGTGGAGAGCGCGATTTCAAATATTTCATCCATTGACATCCCGACCGCCAGAAATAGAGCCAGGATCGACCCGGCGGACGACCCGGATATCTCCTTGACGTCCACGAGATCGGATTCCATCGCCTTGAGACGGCCGATCATGGAGAATATACCCATGCACGCCGGTCCCAACACGAGATATTTCATCTGCCTCCTACCTAGTAGAACTGAGGAAATTGACGACGCAAAAGCGCGAAGACGATCGCGTAGACGATCGAGTGGGTGAGTGCAGAAGTCACACTCGTCTGTCCCGACTGGAACACACCCTTGCTCCCCGGCGGTAAAGTAAGGAGAAGACCAGGGCTGAGGACCAGGAACAGAGACGTGCTGACGAGGAGATCGGTCTTGGTCAGGACCAGGCCCATCGCCTTGGCGATCATGCTGTAGACAACGAAGAACACGAGCGCGTGGAAGAACACGGCGTGCGTGTTGGTCTTTTGGTTCGTGAACGAAAGCTTTTCCCCGTTGGTCGTGATGAGAATACCGGGGCTGAGCGATAAAAAAAGAGCGGCTGGGATGGCGACGCGTTGAGCGGTGAGGTTCGGTAACATTTAATATACATCCATATAATTTTTACACAGGTTTAGAAAGCTATTAAACGTCGCCCCCCGCATGACCCCCTCGTGCAGACCGTTGTCGTCGACCACGCGCCTGACATGTTTCCACACGTGCGCGAGTCTCTCTTCGAACCACTCCGTCTGCTCCTGGTACTCCCACGTCACCCGCGGTACGGTATCAGCGTCGTGCTCCATGTGACAAAACTCCACGAAATCCACGAACTGGCCTGAGTGTTGGATTCCTGCGTCGTAAAGGAGAAGTTCAATGGTATGCCACATTCGAGTGAGTTCATCTGAGTATTCGACTTCCCAATCTTCGATATTCAGAGGAGCGTCTTCACGGGAGACATCTTCGTCACTGCCGTCAGCGTCTAATCCGGTGTTGGCCTCCCACACGTACTGACTCCACACCATTATACATCTTTAGGGGGCTTCTCTTTTATGCCTGTCAGAGAGAGACTCGTCGACTCCTTCGTCTGCAGGTTATCCTTGATGGCGTTTAAAGCTCCTTCGACCTTGGCCTCGTCGCCGGAGAAGAAGGACATGAGACCGGCGGAGATGGCCTCCTTGTTCATGGTACCCTTGCGCACGGATGTGCGCAGGTTGATTTTACCTTTCCTGAGGTTGATGGTATCAATGCCCTGATCGACCATGGCTTTCTTCACGCGCTCCTTGAGCCGCTTCTCTTCCTGGTTGAGGATCTTGATATCAGATTTCGCATCGGAAAGTTGCTTGGTGAGCTCCACCAACTTCGAAACGGTGTCGGAGAGATCGTTTGATACGTTAGTCATTTGATTAATACTACGCTCTAATCTTTAAGTTAGGCGCAGAGACCGCGCTGCATGAGATCGGGAACGATGGTGGAGTTGTTCCACACGAAGGGCTCCTTGGGGTTAGGAGGGTCCTTGCGGATCTGCTGGTTGGCGTTGCGAAGCGCGCCGCCGACGGTCTCAGGGAAACCGATCTGCTGGCGGGGATCGAGGAAGTTCTGACCCGCGAGGACGTCCTCTGGGGCGAACTGACCGAAATCCTCCTCGGAGGCGATCTCACGGGGGAGGAGAGAAGAGGCGAGGCCGGTGCCCTGGCTCATGCCGGCAGAGGGACCCGCAGCGGGACCCACGGAGGGACCGATGGACGCGTACTCGCGCTCGGAAATGGTGTAAGAAGATTTGGAGTTGAGATTGCAGAGGAGGAAGACGAGTGCGGCCACTGCGACCAACATCATAATCGATTGGTTACGACCCTTGAACATCTTTGTTATATATTAACAATTTATTTTTTACTGGTCCTCGTCATCATCGACAAAAGCGTAGTCGTCTGGGTATGTGTCGAGGATCTGCTCGGGGTGGAGCCTGACCTGGACGAGATTCCAAGTGGCGGCGAAATTTTTCTTGGCGAACCAGATCCCCGAGAATTCGAGGATGACGTCGCACGATCTGTCCTTCTGGAGAGATTCGATGTCGACCGCCTGCTGCTTGGCGTCAAAAATCTTGGTCGCGTCGATGCGCTCGCACTCGATCTTATCATCCGGCGACGCGCTGGAGGTGTACGCTGCCCTGATGACAGTCTTGGACAATTCCTTGCCGAACCATTCGGCCGAGTGCTCGATCGCGGCGTCGACGTTCTGTTCGTCGATCATGCTCACCTTCCCGGAGTTGATGTCCGAGACGAGGTCGAGGAAGATCTCATCACCGACCTCGGAGATCTTGACGCCGTTGAGCTGGATGAGCACCTTGCGCTTGGTATCGTTGCGGGCCTTCACGAAGCGGAGGCCGTCGTCGTTCTTGCTGATAGTATCGAAAATCATCTTATTGTACTGTACCCACGGCTCATCTTTTTAAGCCAACGAAAGGGATGGCAGCCGCCTTGTTTATGATCGCGTTCGACACCCAATTGTTTCTCCTGGGTTTATGACCGTACAATGTCCTGCGCACGTTGATTTTCTTGGGCAATTTCTTTCGCTTCTTCGGCCTGAGGTTGGCCTCGTTCTTCACGTAAGAATCGTCGGTAACGTTTTTCCACCTCAGGGTTTTGAGATTAAACTCCTTGTTTCCTGAAGACCTACCGTACCCCTTGACCTTCATGTCGCTCGACGTCGTCTTCAAACCGTGTACGTAATGTTTCGAAAGCCGTCCCTTAGACGGCGCCGTCGTGTACTTTTCGTACTTGTACGGGTTGACTTTCGCAGCCTTGTGCATGGACACGCGACCGTCCTTCTTCGTCGCCGGTCGTCTCCTGACGATTTTACTGCGGACGCGTTTAAAGATGGCCTCGATCGAATCGTCTTTCTTCACGCCCTTGACGAAGAGCTTGGAGAGTTTCAACAGGCGCTGTCGGTCCTTCTCCTTCTTCTCCGGGCGCAATTTCAATTTGTGCATGAGGTAAATGTCTTCAACGAGAAACTCCTTACTGGCGATGAAAATTTTCCTGTCGGTGACCGTCTTACCGGTGTCTAGGTTGCGATACTTGACACCCCTCTGACGCGAAAGGACCACCTCGTACCCGAACTCCTTGGGTCGCATGAAAGGAATGTCCAGTATCCCGCCGATTTTGGTGCTCTCGACTCTGCCCGTCTTGGTGGAGAGATACTTGAAGCGGTTCAGGTCCAGCGCGAAGAGCTCCACGTCTATGAACACGTCACCCGCACTCGTTTTATAGTCCTTCCTGATCTTCCTCTTCTTGATCAAGTGGAACCGCCTCGTCACCCACGGCCCTCTGGGTTCGAAACCGATGCCCAGGAAATTGAAGATCTTGGCGTGTTTGCGCCGCATGGACTGGATCCGCCGTTTGATCTGGGTGTCGAGCCTTTTCGCCACCTGGCCGATTTTGTCCCATATGATCAGTTTCGTCCCTTGGAGTTTACCGAAAAACTTGGGACTCACGGACATGCGCGGGACGAACTTCGCGTCTATGTCGCTGGTCACGACCCTGTCAGTCTTACACGTGTACATGTTAAAAGCCTCGCCGCCGGAGATGACCAGATCACCGCTCGTCGCCATGTGACTCGAGATCTCGCCGACGGCTTTTAGGATGATATCACGTATGCTGTCGGTGACGAGGACGTACATGAACTTTTCGTACGTCTTTGACGCGTGCTTCGATTTGACCCGGGCCCTGAACTTTTTCTGCAGACCCTTATCGAAGTACTCCCTGAGCAGCGGGTCCCTGAAGAAAAGGTGTTCGTGTATGAACCTGTCCCTGGTGGACTTGCAATAGATGACCTCGTCCATTATTATATTGGGATATAATAATATGGTCTGCTCCGTGATCGACGAGTGCAGATGTTACCAGCTCAGGGGTAACCCTAACCAATTCTGCGGGGTACGCAGGGGGGACCGGGTGTTGCGGTGCCCGGAGGATTGCTGCGCAGGCGGGTGCGTCTCAGACGGTTCGAGACCCCCGTTCAGGTACATCGACGTACCCGACATCATCGACACAGAACCTCTCAAGACGATGGACCGCGACGTCGCGATGAACCACATATTACGCGTGTTCATATGCATGTGTGTCGTGCTCATTTTTGACTTAAAGATTAGGGGTCTAAGAAAGGTATAAGATGTCCCTCGAATCCATTCAGACCGAACTTTCCGCCCTCCGCGTCGATGTTAAGAACCTCGCCAAGCTGGTTCGCAAGATCAGGAGCACTCAAGATGACCCCGACGGCGAGAAGGCGAAGAAGCGCGCGGAGAACAACGGCTTCAACCGCAAGCAGGAGATCACCCCCGCGCTTCGCGCTTTCCTCGAACTTCCCGACAGCGAACTCATCTCCCGCTCTGAGGTGACGAAGAGCGTCAACAAGTACATCACCGAAAAGGGTCTCAAGCACCCCGAGAACGGCCGCCAGATCGTCCTGGACGCCAAGCTCAAGGAACTCCTCGCCCCGCCCGAAGGCGTGGTCGTCACCTACCTCAACCTCCAGAAGTACCTCTCGCCCCACTACGTGAAGAAGGCTTAAAAAAATAACGTTACATAGTATTAATAAGAAATGATCGATAAAGCTCAAGTCGAGCAAGTTGTTGGTACAAAGATTAAGAACCTATCCTTGTACCAAAGAGCTTTCACTCATAAATCGGCGTTGAAAGAAAATGAACACCTGACCGAATCGTTCGAAACCCTAGAATTCATCGGCGATTCGGTCCTGGGATTCGTGATCACAAAATACCTCTTCGATCGGTATGAAAACAAACAGGAAGGGTTCCTCACGAAGGCGCGTACCAAGCTCGTTCGTGGCGAAACACTGGCGCACATAGCCAACCATCTGGGCCTGGGCAAGTACGTCATCATGGACGAGAAGGGTATGCGTAATAACTGGAACACGAACGTGAAAATCCTCGAGGATGTTTTCGAGGCTCTCGTCGGCGCCTTGTATATGGATATCGGTCTGATTCACGCGAAAGAGTTCATCCTTCGGTTGTATCAGGATCCGGACGTCATCGACATGGGAACCATCATGATAGACGATAACTTCAAGGACCATCTCATGCGATACTGTCAGGTGAACAACTGGGAACTTCCGGATTACAGAGTCTCAGGGCACAACGAGGGGATTTTCTACATAGACATCTACGTCCAAAACTCATTTTTCGCGCGGGGTGCGGCGCGGTCGAAAAAGCAGGCGGAACAAAATGCGGCGCGAAATTATTTTCAGGCACTGAGCACGTACAACAGTTACGATTTTAGTTAATATGTTGTGATATGACAAGATGAATAACAGCGAAAAGAGAGCCTATATATACCGACTCATCGCGGCGGGCGCGCCGGGTAGTTTATTGAAACATTTACCCGCCAACACCGTGCAGCGCCGATCACCACCTCGCATCGAGTGGGAGAAAAAAACAGTCAACAACCTGCCGAACAACGATATCAGTACAAACACGTTCAAGGACGGCGCCAAGGCGATTAAGATTGACAGGTTTCGGTACGTCACACAAAACACACTAGAGAGATTGGCGAACAGGTCGGCGTCTAGTATGTTCGCCGAAAGGAATAAGAATAAGGTGATGTTTGAGAATCCGTTTACGAGACAGAATGTTAAACGCGGTGATTTACAATTCGTCAAATTAAAGTTGAAATCAAAAAGTGTTTTCAGTCGATTGTATCGGAAGGGGGTTAAAAAGTAGAGTGCATGACAATGTAAGAAGATGCACCCCAACGTGAAAGCACTGATCGAGCGCGAGTACGCCGCGCAAAAGTCCGAAGAATGGCTCAAGCTGCGCGGTCACATGTTGACCGCGTCGGACGCGGCGACCGCCATCGGCAAGAACCCGTACGAAACACCCCATAAACTCCTGTTAAAAAAGTGCGGCCTCGGCGAAAAGTTCATGGGGAACGCGGCGACGAAACACGGCGAAAAATACGAGGACGAAGCCAGAATCATATACGAAGAGCGACACGGAGAGGTCGTCCATGAGATTGGCTTGGTCCCCCACCCCGTCCACACCTGGCTCGGCGGGAGCCCCGACGGTGTCTCCGAGAGCGGAAAGTTGGTCGAGATTAAGTGCCCGCCGCAGCGCAAGATCATACCGGGTGAAGTACCGGTACACTACATGCCGCAACTTCAGCTGTGCATGGAGATCCTCGATCTCGAGGAGGCGGATTTTATTCAATATAAACCGGCCGAAACGAATTGGCCGCTCCCCGAAGAATTCGATGTCGTCAACGTGAAACGTGATCGCGCGTGGTTCGAAAAGTACCGACCGATCATGCGGATAATTTGGGACCGAGTTATATATTACCGGGACCATATCGATGAATTGAAAATTTTGGATGAAGAAATGAAACCTAAGCGAGCTCCTAGAAAGAAAAAAGAGAAGCCTCCGATCACGTGCGAAATTCTCGAATTACCCGACGAGGACCCGTACGAAGATGACTGACGATCAGTATAAATTAGGAACCGCCGAATTAAATGGAAGATTATTTATACCGTACCAAAGAGACGGCGTCCAATGGATGCTTAAACAAGAAAACCGCGTCAACGGACCTAAAGGTGGATTTTTATGCGACGAGATGGGCCTCGGTAAGACGGTCCAGCTGATCACGACGATGCTAGGTAACCCGAAACAGCGGACTTTACTCATCGTACCCAAATCGATCATCGCGCAATGGGTCCAGGAAATCAAGCGGTTCGCGCCCAGCTTAACGGTGCAGGTCTTCGACGGCCCTAAGCGCGAGCTCGACCAAGAGCTCCTGGTCGACCGGGGAAAGCGGACGGTGACGATCGCGCCGTATTCCGTGCTCAGTTCCAAGGGTCGCAAACCGGAAGCGAAAACGCCGCTCCATTTTCCACGCTGGGATCGAATTATCCTCGACGAGGCCCATGAGATCAGGAATAAGCGGTCAAAAATTTACAAAAACACGTGTCTCCTGAAAACGGAAATTCGGTGGATCGTCACCGGAACGCCGGTTTTTAACTCGATGGGAGATTTCGTGTCGCTGTGCACGTTTCTCGGCCTCGATCGGGATGCGGTGCTCTCGAAAAGCAGCAACATGAAGGACGAGTACATACTGAGAAGAACCAAGGAAGATCTCGCCGCGATTAACGAGCGGTTGCGACTCCCGCCGTGTACGTTCGAGAACATCGAGCTGGACATGTTCGAGGAGGAGAAATGCCTGTACGAGTTCGTGTTCCAGGACGCGCAGAACACTATCCAGGAGGCGTTCAGGGAATGCACCTCGAGTTACAAGAACATGGTCATCGTGGAATGTTTACTGCGAGCCAGGCAGTGTATGGTCTGGCCGCAGATGTACTACGACGGCGTCGCGCGCAAGAACGGCGTCGAACCCGAAAAGTGGACCGGTCGGTCGAATAAGATGGAGACCCTTTTCGGCTTTTTGGACGAGCACCCGCGCGAAAAGGCACTGGTGTTCTGCCAGTTCATGGGTGAGATGAATCACATCCAGTCGAAGCTCACCGCCGTTCCGGAAGAACTGGACGGTTACAATTCCGATGACAGTCTACTGGGATGCGGGCTGGATGCCGATCCCGACGCGGTCGAACGGAACAAGATCAGGGCTAAAATTCGCGACGTTTTCAGGATCGACGGGTCGGTATCGAAGGAAATGCGCGTCCAGCAGATCGATGCGTTCAAAGCCTCCCCGCCGGGTTCCATTTTTCTGATCCAGATCCGGTGCGGCGGTCAAGGTCTAAATCTTCAGGAGGCAACGCGGGTGTACATCACCGCACCGGCGTGGAACCCCGCGACTGAACTCCAGGCTGTCGGTCGGAGTCATCGGACCGGTCAGAACCAAGCCGTGCACGTCAAAAAATTGATTTACAAGGAGTGTCCTAGATTCATCAGCGTGGAGCAGGAGATGATGGCGCTCCAGGGTCACAAATCGGTCGTGTGCTCGGAGGTTTTGAACGACGAGAGGATCAAGACCCAGATTCCGACCGGGGGGAGGACGGCGAAAAGGATTTCTATCCTCGACATCAAAAATATTTTCCGCGCGTAATGTAAATATAAAATGGGTTTCGTTAAAACGATCGGTTCTCGCGCTGAAGTTTTCCACGGCACCGCGGAAAAGACTACCTGGGGTAAGGACGGTCTCAAGAAGAAGGATCTCTTCAGGGGGGGCAAGGACGGCCGGATCAAGTCCAGGAAGGCTTCCAAGGCGACCAAGAAGTCCCTTAAGGATAAGGATCACGGGTTCAGGTCTTACCGCACTGAAGCGAAGAAGACGAAGGGGAAGAAGTTCAAGGAAATGATGTGAGCACGAAAAATTTTCAGGGGTACTAGTAAGGAAGAATGTCGCTCGTTAAATGGCAAGACTCTGTGAAAATCGCCAAGGTCAAGTTGGGTTTAGACCCAAAGAAGTTCACCAAGGTCAAGGGAAAACTTCTTAAGGAGGCTCAGAAGGTGTATAGTATCCTGCTGTTAAAACAATCTAAATCTTAAACTGGAAACCTTTCAGGTTTTGCGGCTCGTAGACGACGAGTTGGTTAAGTTTCCACGTCAGACCGAACTTTCTGTTCAAGAAATACACGCTGTTGAGTTCAACCATCGCGTGGCCACTGTTTCTTGCGTAGAGACCGCCTCGGACCTCGTCTCGTATGATGTTCCTGTCTGCGTCGAAAACGCTCGCCTTGATACTGTCGTCAACGGTGGTGTCGACCTTGACACGGAACTTCGGTTCGCGACCGGGGGCTTCTTTCACGTTGGAGTTAAACATAGGGAGGAGCTCTTCCTTGGTCATCGGGTTCCCGAAGATCGCTTGGCTCTGATCGACGACGGCGTCGATGACTTTGTTTTCGAGCGCTCGAATAGATTCGTAAAAGCTGTTCATGTAACTATCCTCCTCGTCGAACCCCTTGATGGCGAAATCGATGTTGTATTTGGTCGGGCCGATCTCCGGGACGAACCCCGACACGCCGAACGGCATGTACATGCGAGGAAACTGGACCCGCATGGGCGTACCCTGCTTCGTGGCGAGCACGATGCGCTTGTTGTTGTACGCGTTGATCTGGAGGTTCTCGAGCGCCTTATCCATCGTTCCTGTTTACTTATACCAGGACCCAAAACTTTAAGCGGAACACGCCACACAATCCGGCTCTAAGCTGAACTGGATGGGTCGCGCCTTCGCTTTTGAACGAAGGTAATACATGCCGGTTTTCAGGCCAGATTTCCACGCGTACATGTGCATGCTCGATAGCTTCGAAAGGGTCGGGCTCTCCATGAAGAGGTTCATAGATTGAGATTGATCGATAAATTTACCGCGGTCCGCCGCCATCTCGATGATACACTTTTGAGAAATCTCCCAGACAGTCTTATACAGCTTCTTAATATCATCAGGAATATCTGTTATGTTCTGTATGGACCCGCCGGCTTTAACCATGAGATCTTTCATATCCTTCGACCAGAGACCCGCATTTTTTAGGTCGTCCACGAGGTGTTTGTTCACCACGACGAACTCACCCGCGAGGGTTCGACGAAGGTAGATGTTGGTCGTGTACGGTTCGAAGCACTCGTTGTTCCCCAGGATCTGCGCGGTGGACGCAGTGGGCATGGGTGCCATCAAGAGAGAGTTACGAAGACCCTTCGTCTTGACGCGCTCGCGCATGGCGTCCCAATCGTAGCGACCGCTAAACTTCACGTCCCCTGTCCACATGTCGGGTTGGAGGATCCCCTCCGAGGCGGGCGACCCGGCGAAGCTATCGTACGAGCCGTCAACTTCGGCCAGTTCAGACGAAGCCTCCAACGCGGCGTGGTACATGGTCTCGAAAATGTGGGCGTTCAGCGTACGCGAATCCTCGCAGTCGAAGGGAAGACCGCACAGAATAAACACGTCGGCGAGGCCTTGGACCCCGAGACCGATCGGACGGTGGCGCATGTTGGATCGTCTCGCGGTTTCCACGGGGTAAAAGTTGCGGTCGATCACCCGGTTGAGGTTTTTGGTGACGATCTTAGTGACTTCGTGGAGCTTCGCGAAATCGAACGTCTTGAGTTCCTTATTGACGTATTTCGGGAGTGCGATGGACGCCAGGTTGCACACGGATGTTTCGTCCTTGTCGGTAAATTCCAAAATTTCGGTGCATAAATTTGAACTCTTGATGACACCTAAGTTCTTCTGGTTACTCTTGGCGTTACACGCGTCTTTATAGAGCATGTACGGAGTCCCAGTCTCAGTTTGGGATTTGAGGATAGCCTTCCAAACGTCGGCCGCCGGGACGGTCGCGTTCGCCAATCCCTCTTCTTCGTACTTGGTGTAGAGCGCTTCGAACTCGTCGCCGTAGCAATCAGAAAGACCGGGCGCCCTGTCAGGGCAGAACAGCGACCAATCGCCGCCTTCCTCGACGCGCTTCATGAAGAGGTCAGGAATCCACATGGCTGAGAAAAGATCGCGACACCGCGCCTCCTCGTCGCCTTGGTTGAGACGAAGTTCGAGGAAATCCATGATATCGGCGTGCCACGGCTCGACGTAGACGGCGATGGACCCCTTGCGGCGACCGGCCTGGTTGACGTACCGCGCGGTCGCGTTGAACACGCGGAGCATAGGAATGATACCGTCGGATTGGCCGTTCGTGCCTTTGATGTGGGACTTATTCGCTCGAACGTTGTGGATGTGCATCCCGATTCCACCAGCCCATTTGCTGATCTGGGCACATTCGGTCAATGTTCCGTAAATACCGTCGATGGAGTCAGCCTTGTTCGCGATCAGGAAACACGAGCTCATCTGGGGCCGGGGCGTACCCGCGTTGAACAGGGTGGGCGTCGCGTGGATGAAAAATCCTAGGGACATCTTATCGTACGTTTCGAGAACTGCGGGGACGTCCTTGCCGTGGATGCCTATGGCGACGCGCATGAACATGTACTGCGGGGTCTCGATGAGTTTGCCGCTGGCCCTCTGGAGGTAGCCCTTCTCGAGCGTCTTAATCCCGAAGTACCCGAACTCGAAATCACGGTCGTTTTTGATATGTTCCTTGACCTGCTGGGCCACCTCGACGACCTCGTCGGTGATGATCCCCGCCTTCTGGAGTTTGCGCATGGCGAGATGGAAGTTGTTGGGGCACACCTTGTGGATGTTACTGGCGGTGATTCGGGTCGCGAGGACCTCGTAGTCTGGGTCAGATGTGATCATACCGACGCAGATCTCGGCTGACAAGGTGTCGATCTCCTGGGTGGTGATCTCATCGTACATGGAGGAGAAAACCTGCTGTGCGATCTTCGAGGAGTCGACGTTCGGAGAGAGTCCGTACGATAAATTCTTGATCCTGGTGGTGACGTTATCGAAGCGCATATCCTCAACACGACCAGAGCGTTTTGTGACCCTCATCCTTTTATATCTACACTGCTCAATTTATTTTTATATTACTTCATGCACTTCTCGAGGTCCCCACTCCTGACAGTGGCCGGACCCAGGGTTTCAAACCGGCGATCCGGCTGGGTGAGGTACGTGTTCACGTAGTACGGACCGGTTTCGCCGGGCTTCGAGACCGGGGGGTATGACCCGATGAAGCAGGCTGGGGATTTGCACGAGATATCTTCCACGATAGTCGGCTTGGAATCGAAATCAGAAAAGTCAATGGGACTCAGCATTTTAATATTTACATATATTTTTTTGTTCGACTATAGTAACAATGCTTCACCTCGATTCTATGAAGCAGTGCGAGACGCCACTCAACAAGCTGTTTTTCTCTGCGGTCAACAAGGATCTCATCCAGCGCGGGATCCGCCAAACCTTTAAGAACCGGACGGGTATCGCCATAGACTACCAAAACCCCGACGACCTGTACAGCATCATGCGCGCCGTGTTCATCGGTAACTCCGGCGACCACTACCAAAATGTGAACAATCAGGTGAGGGACCTCAACGTCCGCGTCATCGACAGTTCCCTCACCCAGGTCCAAACCGGTGTGTCCCAGTACATGGCCTACGCCAGGGAGATCGACACGATCGCCGAACCCATTGATCGACCGGTCAACACCAGCACCGCTGGAAAGAAACTCCCTCGCAATCAGATTGGTATGTAATTAAAGAGTAGCTCCGTAAGATGAATAAGCAAACATGAGTCTGAACTACTACAAGTGTGAGACGAAGAGAATCTGTGAGAAGAAGGGGTGGGACCGCGCCGCCGTGGATACCGTATGGCTTCTATTGACGGAGGAGGTCGGCGAACTCGCGTCGGCGATCCGTCAGTACAAGAGGACGTTCAAGAAAACAAACCTGAAAAAGGATCGAGGAACGGACGTCATGGTAGAGATGGGAGACGTCTTCAGTTACCTATTCCAACTGGCCCACATGCTCAACGTGGACCTCGACAAGATGTGGATCGAACACCAATCCAAAATGAACCAAAAATTTTATCTGAGTTAATAACAAGATGAACGAACAAGATTCCATCGATAAGATCAACCCGTTCGTCGTGCATGAATTCAGCCTCCCAGGCGGCATTCGGCAGACGGACAGGACTGAAATATCACAATACTACTCGAAGGACGGCATCACCAGGGATAGGCCCAGCGACACTGAGCAGAGACTTCTCGATAAGGTCGGCGTCGATGAGATTTACAAGACCAGTAAGAGCCCGTTCTGCGCCACGAACCTCTGCGCGGAGCAGACGGAACAGAACGTCATGAACAAGGTGATCCACCCGAAGCGCAACATCGACTACGGCGTCTCGTGCCGAAAGCCCAAGGTCGTCACCGTGGGCGTTTCGAAGAAGATCCCAGACTCGGTCAACATCGCGATCGTCGTGCTCATTCTTCTTGCGCTAGTCTTTGCATTACGTCGTTAAAATACGACAGACGCTTCTTCGATATACAGGTATAGATCGCAGTCGGAATATACTTTTTACACGACTCGCTGATGAACTCCACTTGCCAAGCACTTCCCATATCTATGCGAGGTGGTTGAAACGTGGTATCTAGAATTCGGACGGCGTGCATCAGTCTGACCCAGAACCTGGGTTCGTGCTCTCCGTGCAAAATATCCTCGAGGCCCAACTCGGCCATGCGCTGCAGAACCTCAACAGTCTTGACGACCATGGCATCTAAAAACTTGTAGTAGTTCGCCGTACAGGAGATTCGGGTCCAACCGAGGGGTTCGGTGTTGATGTAATCAATGTAGGTGCGGTTCTGTTTTTTGTACGTGATTTCAACATAATCCAGGTCCGAATCGATGTCGTGGACGTGCGTGGCATCGCGAATGAACGACGGCATATGGTAGGTAAACAATTCTTTTCTCTAAGTATACTATATGGCCGCAGGTGCAGTGCTCGCGGTGGGCCTTTCCTCGGTGATATGTTGTGCGTCGCCGGTGTACTTGTACCTCAAGCCCGACAAAAATATGATCACAGGTGGAGAAGGAACCGATGGGGACAAAGAACTCCAGATGTTAAGGAACCAAGTTTCGGCGTACGACAAGGAAGACGAGGCACAGCAGGCGATCTTCGACCAGGGCGCCGAGAACGAAGCTGAGGACATGTCAGATTTACTTTCACTTCGCCGACGAAAAAATTATTACGAGGATCGTAGGTCAACGCCGTGCACGGCGAACATCCACGACCTCGCCATGAAAGTCGATTGCGGGCGGAACAGTGTCAAACAGTTTAAATTAACAAGCTGCAACGGCGGGCTGTACAAGTACGACTACACGTGCTTAGGCGGTATTGACGCCAAGGTTTTCGACGATACTCAAAAGACGCAAATAGTGAATAAGGCGTCCCTCGGAGATAAAATCATGGATGCCAAAATCGATATGCGCACCATGTACAGGCACAACGTTCGGTGCGATCTCGGCGGCATCGGGAAGGGGAGGGGTGAGATGGATACCTTCGGTGAAACGCCCATCAGTCAGTTCAGGTATGACTATATAGTGAACCCCAGTAATCATTACGAAAATACCACCCAGTACCTGTATAAATGCCTCGCCGCGCCCACGAGCGGGCAATGTCAGAACTACGAGACGACGAGCGGGGCGCTCAAACCGGAGGACCTCGTCACGGACGGCGCCATGGGACTCCAGGGGATGGACGTCAAGTGTCCGGGTGACAATCAGGTGCTGACCCGATTCCAGCTCAAGGCGGGCGCGACAGACGAGGACGGTACCGTCATCCCACCGTTTCCCGCTCCCGGGGGTAAATCGGTGTACCGCTACGATTATACGTGTTGCAAAATGGAAACCTAAGTGAATGTTATTCTTTAAATATTTCCACAAAATGTACTCATCGATCGCGAACAATTCCTTTTCGTATTTGTTGACGCTCGATGACATACGCAGGAATTTACCGGAAAAATTGAGGCCGTCGTGGGTGAAAATCACCACGATCACGATGGTATCCAAAATCGGTCACAGCATCGATATAAAAAAATTAAGGACCGTCTTCGAAATGATCGGCTCGTACAAAATGAAGCGGGCGAGTTCGAAAACGGAGGGGTTTGAATGGAAGTTGAAACCGACCACTTTCTACAACCAGGTCACCCTCACCTACAACGATACGTACAGCACGAAATCTGTGAAGGTGTTTCCCAACGGTTCAGTCCAAGTCGCGGGGTGTTGTGATCTCTTCGACTGTAAGAGGGTCATCGTTCAACTGGCGCACATACTCAAAGTTTTTTTGGGAATTCAGCAAGAAATACCGACTGACGCGTACAGGGTTGTCATGATAAATTCAAATTTCTCTCTCAACTACACCGTCAATCTTCATAAGGTGGCCGATTGGTTTGAAAATTTCGGTGACATTTTCAAAGTGAGCTTCGAGCCGGACAGGTACTCGGCTGTCAAAATCAAGTTCAAACCTTCGGAGGACATGAAGGAAATCACCACCTCGATTTTCTCAACTGGGAAGATCATCATCACAGGTGCCGAAACCCTGAAGGAGATCGCTTTCGCGTACAATATCATTAACGACCACATCAACGAGAACGACGAGATCCGCGTGACACCAACGGAACAGAAGGATTTGTTCGATATTTACCTCGGGTACAGGTGCGGACCGATGGTGGAACATCTCAGGACCAAAGGATTTCAATCGTGGTTGCGAACGCCGACCAACCGCCAAATTAAATTCTAGGGTAATAATAAAATGTCTCAGCGACTCGGTATGGCCGACGGTCGATGCTTCACCGTTCAGTCCTCCATCCAGCTTCTGAACAACCATATCATGACGAACAACGGGATCTCCCTCGAGGACAACTATTCCTTCCGCCAACTTCTCCAGAAGCAAGGCCCCGAGATCATGGCTGCAGTGCAGGCGGAGCAGGGTACCGGCAAGTGCAACACCTGCGATAAGCCTCTCCTCAAGACCCCAAACGCGTACTAGACCAAAAAAATATTTAGATTTGTAAAATAGGATGCCGACATGTTCAATTTGTTTGAACGAGGTCCGACCGACACGGGCGAACCCCCCGCTCCGGTGCGGACACGTCTTTCACACATCTTGCCTCGAAGCATGGAAAGAACAAGGTAAGAACACCTGTCCTCTGTGTCGAAAAGTATTCGACGGTTCCAAGTTTAAAGTGACAGTATCCATAACGAACAATATCACGGCGGCGGCGAACGCCGTGGTATTGAGTGAGCAGAACGTACTAAACGTTTTGGATATTTTCGATGTAAACTTCGACGTAGAAGAACTTCTAGATTTAGAGTCGCTTCTGGCCGACCTTGGGGTGGGTCTTTCCGACCTTGATGCCTCTCTTCTTGACACAGAATGA